CCGACCCCACTATCATCTGGTCCCCACAGGAAGGCCCTCAAACCGCACTAATCCAGTGCCCGGTTTTCGAAGTCTTCTACGGAGGTGCGCGAGGCGGGGGAAAAACCGAATCCTCCATCGGGGACTGGCTCCAGCATTCCTCCCTCTACGGCGAAGCCGCCATCGGCATCTTCGTCCGCCGAAAGTTCAAGCAGCTCGCTGAAGTCATCGCACGGACGAAGCAGCTCTTCCCAAAGATCGGCGGGAAATACAACGAACAGCGCGCTGAGTGGCTCATGCCCGGAGGCGCGCGACTGAAGTTCGTCTACCTCGAAAGGGACTCCGATGCCGAAGAATACCAAGGCCACAACTACACCCGCGTCTACGTCGAAGAAGTCACCAATTTCCCATCCCCCGCACCTATCGACAAGCTACGAGCGACACTCCGCAGTGGTTCTGGCGTGCCTGTTGGGATGCGGCTTACTGGTAACCCTGGCGGTCCTGGGCATAATTGGGTAAAAAAGCGTTACATCGACCCGAATCCTCAGGGGTTCCAGCTAATCCGCGAAGAGTGCCCTGTCGAAATCGACGGAGAAGTCCAGATCGTCGCTTTGGAGCGGGTCTTTATCCCTTCCAAACTCGGGGATAATATGCTCCTCCTTCGCAGCGATCCGACCTACGTTCTCCGCCTTCGTCAGTCCGGTTCCGAAGCCCTAGTCAAAGCCTGGCTCGAAGGTAACTGGAACATTATCGACGGGGCTTACTTCACCGAACTCGACGAACAGACTCACGGGAGGCCCGCTGATCTAATCCGCTGGGCGCCTCCTACGACTGTCCGTTTCCGCTCCTTCGACTGGGGTTCTGCCAAGCCCTTCTCCGTCGGTTGGTGGGCGCTTTGTGACGGAACTTGGCCTGCCGAAGACCCGATGCCGAAAGGCGCGATGTTCCGCTATCGAGAATGGTATGGGGCCAGCGGTATCAACAAAGGCCTCGGCATGACGGCTGATATGGTAGCTAAGGAGATTCTCTCCATCGAGGAGAAAGAGCGCATCCGTTACGGAGTCGCAGACCCGGCGATCTTCATCCGCAACGGCGGGCCTTCCATCGCGGAGTCTATGGCCCGGTGCCGGTGGCGACGCGCGGACAACAAACGCCAGCCGGGCTGGGAACAAGTCCGCCAACGCCTCGTTGGAGAAAGCGGCTCTCCGATGCTTTACGCCGCTTTCGAGTGCGAGGATTTCTGGCGCACCATGCCCACCCTCCAGCACGATGAAAAGAACACCGAAGACCTGGACACCGACGGTGAGGACCATATCGCGGATGAAGTCCGCTATGCTTGCATGTCCCGCCCGTGGCAGCCTAAAGTCTCCCCATCTGTCGGGAATGGCTTGCCTCCGCTCCCGTCGCAAATGACTTTCACCCAACTCGTCGAGCGGAACAAGCGCCTCCGCATGGAAAGGGAAGAATATGCCTAAGAACCCCGGTGAGGGACTCTACCAGACCTGGATCAGCCGGATTCAAGATGCTCTCAAGCGGGAAAAGACTTTCCGCCAAAAGGGCCAGAAAGTCGTAGACCTTTACGAAGCGAAGAAGCCGGACGAGACTCCTTTCGCGATTGTTTACTCGAATGCGGAAGTCCTCATTCCGGCGGTGTATAACTCTCGACCGATCCCACTGGTCACGCGCCGCTTCCGCGATGCTGATCCTCTCGGCAAGGCTGCTAGCGAGGTCTCCACGCGGACGCTGAAGTTCCTCATCGACACTGAAACTCAGGACTATGACTCCTTCGACGAACTCATGCAGCCCGCCGTCCTCGACGGGGTTCTGACCAACCGGGGATTAACCCGATTCAAGTTCACCGCCGGAGGTAACAACCTCCCTGAATGCGTCTACGGGGAATCAGTCCGCTGGGATAAGTTCTTCCACGGCTATGCTCGGACTTGGAAGAAAGTCCCTTGGATCGGCTTCGAATGGGATATGTCGGAGGAAGAGCTTCGGAATAACTTCCAAGACAAGCCCCTCGAACTCAACCTCCTCGGACAGTCGGATGATGAGGATTCCCCTTCCGGCTCCGAAACCCGCGAGGAGCTCACAGGGGTTAAGACTTACAAAGTCTACGAAATCTGGGATAAGTCTACCCGGACGGTTAAGTTCTTCTCGGCGGTTTACCCGCAAGGTGCTCTCCGCGATGTTCCCGATCCTCTCGGGCTGTCAGGGTTCTTCCCTGTCCCGAAGCCTCTGAACTTCATGCGGAAGGTTACGACCCTCGTCCCGACTCCGCTGTATGAGCACTACCGCTCTCAAGCCTACGAACTCAACGAAATCACCCGGCGGCTTAAGGCGATCATCAAAGCTATTAAGTTCCGCGGGGCCTATAATGCCGCGGTCGAAGGCATTGACCGCATTCTCCAAGCAGATGATAACACCTTCACCCCAGTCGAGAATGTCCAGTCCATGCCTGACGGCACCGGGATGGATAAGCTCCTCTGGACTGTTCCGATCAACGAACTCGCTGCGACGGCACAGAGCCTCTATCAACAGCGTGAGGCGGTGAAGCAGGTAATTTACGAAATCACTGGCATCAGCGACATTCTCCGAGGAGCTTCCGTCGCCAGCGAAACGGCCACCGCGCAGAATATCAAGAACCAGTGGGGCACCCTGCGGCTTAAGAAAATGCAGAAGGAAGTCCAGCGCTACTGCCGAGAGGCTCTGAGCATTATGCTGGAAATCGCTGCGGCGAAGTTCGAAGTCGAAACCTTCCAGCAGATGACGGGACTGCCTTTCCTGACAGCGGCGCAGAAGCAGCAGTCGCAGATGGCGATCCAGCAGGCCCAGATGCAGGCGCAGATGACTGGGCAGCAGCCCCCGGCTATCCCGCCGGAAGCCCAGGCCGCTATGCAGCAGCCGACTTGGGATGAAATCGTCGGGATTCTTCGCAACGATATCGCTCTGCACTACAAAACTGATATCGAGACAAACTCGACAATCGACGCTGAAGCCGCCCAGGACAAGCAAGATATCGCGGAGCTGCTCAACGCTCTGAGCCAGTTTCTCAACGGCCTCGGGCCACTGGTCAAAGATGGCATTATGCCCTTCGACATTGCGAAGAACATGCTGCTGGTCATCGCCCGGAGGTATAACTTCGGGAGTCAGTTGGAAGACTCTCTGAACGCTATGACCGGCCCACAGCCGAAAGCCGAGGAAGGCCTAGACCCTGCAGATCAGGCGAAAGCCCAGGCGGCTCAGGTCGAAGCGCAACTGGCCCAGCAGAAGGCTCAGCAGGAAATGCAAATTTCCAAGCAAGAGTTCGAGCAGAAAATGCAGATGATGCAGCTTGAACGTGAAATTGCTATGGAGGAATTGCAGATCAAAAAGGCTGAACTTGAAATGCAGACCCGCGCGCTGATGCTCAAGGCTCAGCTCCAGGAACAGACCCATCGGCAGAAACTACAAGCTGCGACAATGAAGTCCCAAGAAGCCAAGGAGTCCGAACATGCCACTGTATGAACTCGAATGCTGCGCAGGGCATAGGTCTGAGAGATTCATCCCATTGGCTAATTTCTCAGACCCTATAATTTGCGATTGCGGACAATCGGCGCGCCGGTCTATTTCTGCCCCTATGTTTTCGGTGGATAACACTGGATACACCTGCCCGGTGACTGGAGACTGGATCGGATCGAAAACAGCCCATCGAGAGAATCTTGCCAAGCACGGCTGCCGGGTTCTTGAAACGGGAGAAACTGAGCAAGTCAAAGCCCGGAGGCTTGAAGAGGACCGAAGACTGGACAAGGCCATCGAAGACACTGTAGAGAAGACCATTGAATCCTGGGATTCTGGGAAAAAGGAATCTCTCCACAACGAACTAGTCAACGGTAAACTCGACCTCCAAGTCTCCCGTGCGTAGTAGAAAGGAACCTGCCCCATGACCATTGAAATCGCATCTACAGAAACTCAGGACGAGTTCGACACCGCAGCCGCAGTGGCTGATATCTCCGCTGACCTATTCGGGCAGGGTAGCGACGGGGCGGTAGAAGGTGAAAAAACTCAGCCTGAGGGGGAGCAGCCTGCGGAATCCAGTTCGTCGGGTCCTGTCGAGTCGGCAGCTGCTCCCCAGCCCGAAGGGGAGAATAGCCAGGAAGTTCAGGAAGTCGGTGCGCCGAAGACTTGGACGAAGGAAGCCCTAGCCGATTGGGCCACTCTCCCTCCACGAGTTCAGCAGGAAGTCCTCAAGCGGGAAGAAGACTTCCTCCGAGGGATTACGCAGTATAAAACCGCTGCCGAAATCGGCCAGCGCTACGATGCGGTCGCGCAGCCTTATCAGGCGATTCTCCAGGCCGAGAACATCGACCCGGTTCAGCTGTTCCAATCCTTCGCTGCAAATCACTACCTGCTCAGCAAAGGCACTGAGGACCAGAAGCTTCAGATCGCAGCCTCCCTCGTCGATGGCTATGGGATCGACTTTGCTAAGCTCATCGACTACATGGGCGACCGGGCGGTTGGCGCGCCAGACCCTTACGTCAAGCAGCTCGAAACCCGCCTTGCTCAGCTCGAAGGCACGACCCGTCAGCAAGTCGAAGCCCAGCACTCCGCTGCCCGTTCCCAAGTCGAGAACGAAGTCTCCGCCTTCGCTTCCGACCCTGCTCATCCCTACTTCGAGGAAGTTAGCGACGACATTGCGAAGCTCCTCAACTCCGGTCTGGCAACAGACCTCAAGGACGCCTACGAAAAGGCTGTCTACGCAAACCCGGTTACTCGGCAGAAAGAACTCGATCGGCTCACAGCCGAAGCCCGAGCCTCTGGCCAGTCCGTGGCGCAAACCCGCGTGGACAAGATTGCCCGCTCAACGGCTGCCGATGTGAAGACCATTCCTACTCAGAGAAACGGCACGGTTCCTCGCGGTTCGATGGATGACACGCTCGCTGAAACCCTTGCGTCCATTCAGTCGCGAGGATAACTCTAAGAAAGGATTGAATAATGGCTACCCCTAGTTCAACCTTCACCGAGCTGGTCGCCACTACCTGGCGTAACCACTCGAAGGATGTGAAGGACAACGTCTCGAACAACAACGCGCTGTATAAGCGTCTGGCGGAAAAGGGCCAGACCCGGAAGGAAGATGGTGGTCTGACCATTGCCCAGCCGCTGGACTACAACGCGAACGGGACTTACCAGCGCTACTCCGGCTACGATATTCTGAATATCCAGCAGTCGGACGTGATTACCGCAGCGGAGTATCAGTGGCGTCAGATCGCCCTGAACGTCGTGGCGAGTGGTCTGGAACTGCGGACTAACTCCGGCAGCAACGCGATTGTGAAGCTGGCAAAGGCCCGTATCAAGAACGCGATGCGGACTTTCAAGAACAACTTCTCCTACGATCTGTATGCGGACGGTTCTCTGCCGAATCAGATCAATGGTCTCCAGGCGCTGGTTGCCGATGCCGGAACGGGCACTGTCGGCGGCATCGACTCGGGAACTTGGTCGTTCTGGCAGAATGCGGTTCAGTCGGCTGCGGCTCCGCTGCAGGGCGGCGGCGCGATCACCCCTTCCGCCACTACCATCGAAAGCCTGATGCTGCCTCTGTGGCTGAACCAGGTTCGCGGCGACGACAAGCCGGATCTGATCGTTTCGTCGAACGATTACTTCACGTTCTATGAACAGAGCCAGGTGAGCATCAAGCGCTATACCGACTCTGATACCGCCAGCGGCGGTTTCGTGAGCCTGAAGTATAAGAACGCCGACGTGATCTTCGACGGCGGCAGCGGCATTCCGGCGGCTCATATGTATTTCCTTAACACGGATTACATCGAAATGGTGGTTCACCGGGACGCTGACCTGTCTGTTCAGGAGGACATGAAGCCCTATAACCAGGACGCGACGGTTATCCCCGTGCTCTGGATGGGTAACATGGTTTGTTCCAACCGCAGGCTGCAGGGTGTGCTGAAGGCCTAATTCGGGGCGGTTTATAGAAATGTAAACCGCACTGATTTCAGAAAGGACATACAATGGCTTATGCTATCATCGGAGGGCCTCTGGGGAACCAGCAGCTGACTCCTTACAATCTCCCGGACACCACGGCGCGCCAGTCTCCGGGCACTCTGGTCACCGCAATCGACCCTTACTGGGGCGGTGGTGAGTTCCTCTACGTCAAGGCTGGTGGTTCGATCCGCCAGTTCGGGCTGGTGGTTATCACCCCGTCGTTCGCCAGTGGTCAGGTCGTCTACACCGCTACGGAAGTTCCGAATACTGCCGGTCTCGGCCGCAGTCTCGGTGTCGCTATGGTTCCCGCTTCGTCGGGACAGTTCCTCTGGGTCCAGGTCACCGGCGTCGTTCCGGTTAACTGCCAGGCGGCTGTCGCGGCCGACACGACCTTTGCGATCGCCGCGGCTGGTCAGGGCGGCGCTCTCGGGAACGGAAAGCAGGTGCTCAATGCTCGTATCGTCGTGGCTTCGACGCAGACTGTGGCTAAGGCTAACAGCTCTGCTAACTCGGGTTCCACGCGACTGCGTGTTTCGAGCGTGGATGGCTGGTTCGCCGGGGCGTATCTGTCGGGCACCGGCATCGCCGCTGGCTGCACCGTTTCGGATATTAGCCCCTGCGGCACGTGCGTCACGCTCTCGGCTGCGACGACCGCTGCCGTTGCTGGCACTGTTACGGCGACTTATAACAACGCGACTGTCTACTACAACGTCGCGCACGTTAACCGCCCCTTCGCTCAGGGTCAGATTGTCTGATCTTTGAGTGAGTAGATAGTCAGGCCGGGGAAGGTTCCTCTCCCCTCCAACCCCGGCCTGACACCATCCTGCCCTATAGGTGATAAAATGAACGAAACTCCGCGACCCGCTTATGTCCAGTTCGAAGTCCGCGCCGTCGAGGACCGCACGGCGACTCTGGAATCCGGCCACTTCGTGGCTAAGGACGTAATCTACGCTCTAGTCACCCCGGCTGGGACCAAAGACCGACTGGAGAAGAACGCCGAAGAGTGGATCAAGAGCATGGAGGAAGGCGTCGCGCAGGAGCGGATTCCGGCTCAGTGGCTTGAGCACTACCGCACGGCGCTGAGAATGTTCAAGGAGTCCCGCGAAATGCCAGAAATCGGCACTCCGGTTACGGCTTGGCCTTCGCTCTCTCCCTCACAGGTCAAACTCTGCCTCGACGCCAATCTTCGCACTGTGGAAGAAGTTGCAGAAGCTACGGAAGAAGCCCTTGCTCGCTTGGGTATGGGTGCGCGGGCGATGAAGCAGAAGGCCAAGGCCTGGCTCGACTCTGCAGAAACTACCGGCAAGGTCTCTGCCGAACTCGAATCCCTCCGCACTGCCAACGCCGCGCTTGAAATCCGCAACGCCGATTTGCTAGAACGGGTTAAGACCCTCGAAACGCAGCTTGAAGCCCTCAAGCCCGCCGAAGGGAAAAAGTAAAGGAACCCCTCATGTCAGTGCTGTCATTGGTTCAGCAACATTGCAGGATTCACGGACTCAATACCCCTGCGACTGTAGTCGGCAGCACTGACACGACTGTGAAGCAGCTCTATGGGCTGCTTTTACAGCTTATGGACGAGATTGTCGAGGAGTCGAAGTTCAACGTCACGACCTGCGAGGCGGTTTTTACTGCCGTGGCGGCGGAAGATCAGGGGGCGATTCAGTCCTACGCGACGCAAGGGTATCAGTGGGCTTACCCGAACACGTTCTTCGATCGGACACTTCGTAGGCCGTTGTATGGTCCGCTGAGTGAGGTTGAGTGGCAGCAGATTAAGGCCCTCCCGAACCCCGGACCGTTTTATAAGTTCCGTATTCGTGGGGATCATATTCTGATCAACCCCGCTCCGGCGGCTCCACTCAGCACTATCGCATTTGAGTATGCCAGTTCCTGGGCGGTCTATGGCTCCAGCGGAACGCTGAAAGCTGCCATTACCGCTGATACTGATTACTTCGTATTCCCAGAGAATATCCTCCTCCGAGGTCTGGCTTATCGCTGGAAGCAGGTTAAGGGACTCCCTTACCAGTCCGATGAGACGAAGTATTACAATCTCCTGAATAACTACATCGCGCGGGATAAGGTTAAGCCTGATATCGACCTGTCCCACCCGCATCCTAGGGAAATCAAGCCCGGGGTGTTCGTGCCTTCAGGGAATTGGAACGTCTGATGCGCGGCGGACC